GTCAAAAAGACGCCAACCTAAAAAGAAGATGAGTCAAAGAGAAATTGAAGATTTAATGGGAGTTAGGCGCAACACTTACAAAAGAGTAAATGGAGCATTTAGACAGAAAGGATGATTGTAAATGAATGTAGTACAGCCGATACGCGATCCAGAAAAGGTTAATGCAATGCTTAGCTATTTAAAGGGGACAAATGAGCGAGATTATATGTTGTTCTATATCGGCATATCAGCAGGTTTACGAATTTCTGACATGCTTCAATTACAAAAAGAAGATGTTCAATATACACATGTGGATATTGTAGAAAAGAAAACGAACAAACGGAAACGATTTAAGTTTCCTCCATATATAAGAAAAGAAGTTCAAAGGTATATCCAAGGATTGAATGAAGGTGATTACCTATTTAAAAGTCGGCAAGGAGGCAACAGGCCAATTGATAGATCAACAGCTTATCGTATTTTACGCAAAGCAGCAGAGGCTTGTGGCATCCGTGAAATTGGAACTCATACATTGCGAAAAACATTTGGGTACCATTTCTATTTAGATTCTAAGGACGTGGCGACATTACAAAATTTATTTAATCATTCAACACCTGAGACAACATTAATCTATATAGGCATCAATCAAGATGCATTGGATAAAGCGATGGATAAATTTAAACCAAGTTGGCTGAAATAGCTAACTAATTTTCTTTTTATCTATACAGTACAACATCAAAAAGAAAAGCGTTCACTCATTTTATGAAGTGGGTTGAATCATTGATAATACAGGGTTTGTGCTATAGGGCGAGTGCAACAGTCTATTTATTGAAGTGCGGTAGAGGGGGCGAAGGCAAGAATGACCACAGATGAAGCAAGAGAGCAGATAAAGAGATTAGAGGACTATATTGAAATGGTTGAGGGCTATGTTCCAGAAACGTTTGAGCAACATGCTATTAAGCTGTATGTCTTGCATGAACATGTAGCAAGAGTGGCTAAAATGTTGAATGAAATAGGTTTTCGTATTGGTAAACGAAAAGTAATTGGAACGGACGTATCGGACATTTTAAGGGACAAGCCAACAGATGAATTACACAAACTGGCAGTGAAGCTATTTAAACAAAACAAGAAAATGATTAAGGGGCGAGTATAAATGGAGATCATGAAGAACTATGCGGATTTATTACGCATTATAGATATTGTAAAAGCTGAAATTGAAATGCTTGAGGTCGATAAGAAATATTGGATTGGCAAGAATGAGCATTTACCATTTACCTCAATAGGTGCAGCAAAGTATGGGCTTGACGTAGCTTCACAACGAACAGATCGTTTGAATGGACGTATCGCTTCACTTGAAGAAAAGCTAGAACACTATCAAGCAATTGAAAAAGAGATTCGTGAAAATGTAGAGAAGCTTGAAGGATTAGAATATAAGATAGCCAAGCTACGTTTTATCGATGGTATGACATATCAAGAGATTGCTGATAAGTTAGGATATTCTTATGGTTATATTCGTAAGGTAGTGTCGCAAGGTAACAAAGAGGTAACAACGTCACTTGTCAGAGCGTGATATATTAACAGATGAAGAAACAGGCAATACCAACTAAATAGACGTTTGCGGAAGCGTCAACACTACAAGGTCACATCTAACAAGGTGTGGCTTTTTATTATGCTTAAAGGAAGGTGAGACAGATGGATGAAGAAAAAATTTTAAATCCAATCGAGCGTTTTCTAGAAGTAATTAAAGGTACTGAGTTTGAAGAAAGAGCCTTGCAAATGAAGAAAGAAATCGAAGGTGAGATAGATGATTATAATCTTGACCTGAGGGCTGAGGCTGAAAGGCAAGACTATTATTCACACCAAGAAGATTAGTCACGTTCATACGAGCGTGGCTTTTGTTATGCCATGAAGTACGCTGGATGTATCGAATAGATCTTGCGAGTAGAACTATTGATTGTGGAGGGATGAACAATGACAAATAAATGTTTTGCAAATGGATGTACAAATGAAGCTATAACAGAGTTTTGTCCGGAATGTTTAGCAAATGGTGGTATTAAACCAAAAAATCATATCAACTCTAAATTAGAAAATAGCTTCACATATCATTCACCGAAGAATGACCAACAACAACGATACGAAGCGATTAGGTACAAAGCAAAAGAATTGGCTCATATGATTGATGAACTATGTCCAAGCAGTCGTGAGAAGTCTATTGCTCAAACCAATTTAGAGCAGGCTGTTATGTGGGCTAATAAGTCTATAGCTTGTAATGAATAATTGTGGAGGGCTGAACATGCTCAATAGATTAAAGCAGAAATTATTGAAACTTTTTAAAGTCTCAAGTCCATCGAGAGTGCCGTTTGAAGTGAAATCAAATGACCTCGAGTATATTAAACAGTTAGAGAAACGAGGATTATACACTCAGATAAATAATACATTTAGTTCACTCATCATTCAGAAACGTTATGACGATATCATAACAGCTCTTAAGTATACAAAGCACAGTAAGAAGAGAGAGCAATTGTTAAAGGCTAAAATAATGTATGAAAAGTATTGGATTGTGGAGGGCTGAATAATGGAACTTACAAAAGAAGAGAAGATTGTATTAATATCAATGGTTACTGATTGTTTAGGTGTTGAAGTACTTATCAAACTATGTGGAGAAGAAACTGTCAGCAAGCTCGATGTACTATCGATTGATATGGTAGGTAATACAACACCAAATGAAATGAATGAAATTGGCCCAAGTGTAGTAAAGAAATTAGTTAATAGTGTCTTAGAAGATAGTGAGTAATTAATTGTGGAGGGATGAACAATGGCAGTACTACCAGAAGGAATGAGGATTGAACTTGCTATTAATAAAAAGACCAAGGGATTGTGTTGGCACGTAAGCTGTTCAGAAGAATATATAAAAAGAACTATGCTGAGTATTCTTGAAGAACGGATTGAGCGTACTGAAATAGCATTGCCATTATGCAAACATACAAAGCGAAAACATCGTTTGACTAAGTTACTAAGTGCTATGAAACATGTGAGACAACAATGTATAGCTGAGTTGAATGAGTTGGAAGGTAGCTAGTAATGAACTTTTATAAATCTAAACCATGGCGAAGTAAAAGAACAAAGGTATTAAAACGTGATAGCTATGAATGCCAAGAGTGTAAACGGTACGGTAAGAATCGAACTGCCACGACGGTACATCATTGCAATCCATTAGAAACGCATCCTCATTGGCGACTAGAGTCTTGGAATCTATTATCATTATGTTCTACTTGTCACGATAGAATGCATGATAGAAATAATGATGTTCTCACTACACTAGGGGAATATTGGCGTGAGAAGGTAACAAAGGTATCCCCCCTACCTCAAAACAATTCTACGAAGCAACAGGGGACCGAGGAGGGGGACTTTTTCCCTCCACAGAGCAAATTTGAAGAAAAAGGGGTGTGAATTAAAAAAAGTCCATCGAAAAGAGGTGAGAAGTTGACTGGTGTAAAGACAAAAAAACAGTTTAAATCTGCGATTACTAGAGAGATGAAAAGCCTTGGAGTGTATAAAAAAGAATACAATAATTTAATCGATATTTACGCAGGAATGCTACATCAATATCAACTATTTGAATATTATTTCGAAGAATCTGGATACCAAATAACTGAAGAATATACAAACAAAGCAGGAGCAACAAATCAACGAAAGGTTCCTTTATTAACTGCAATGGAATCTTTACGAAAAGACATTGTTTCATATTCGGATAGATTATGTTTGAATCCTAAAACTCTATTTTCAGAACCACCTAAAAAAGAAGGAAATACTGGTTCTCCACTAGATCGATTTCTCGCTAGTCAGATGTGATGTAGATGGATTTATCACACATCAATTCTGAAAACTTTAAGGTGGCATATGAATATGCTCTCTCGATTGTAGAAGGTAGGAAAATTGCGTGCGAAGAAAATAGACTTGCTGCAAAAAGGTTTCTAGAAGATTTAAAAAGAGATGACCTCGATTTTAAACAGGATCAATTTGATTTTGTAATTGGTTTAATAGAAGGTACAATAGCTCATCAACAAGGTGAAGATTTAGAAGGTACACCGTTAAAAGCTACACCATTGTATTTACAACCATGGCAAGTATTCGTCATTGTAAATCTTGTTGGTTTCTTTAATAAAGACAGCAATGTGAGAAGATTTCATGAATCGCTGTTAATGATTGCTCGTAAAAATGGAAAAACAGCTTTTGCATCGGCTTTAGGATGGGCGCTTTCGATACTTGATAGAAAGAGTGGTTCGAAGCTTTACATTCTAGCGAATAGTTTAAAACAAACAATGGAATCGTTTAGCTTCCTAACTTACAATGTTGGTCGCTTAAATGATAAAACGTTTCGAATAAGAGATAACAACCAAGAGCATTCAATCACTAAATCATTTGGTGATAGAGGCTCTATTTTTATTCAAGCGTTAGCCAATGATCCTAAGCGATTGGACTCATTAAACAGTAATTTATTAATTTTAGACGAAGTACACACTTGGCAATCAGCAAAGCAGTACATTCTTATGAAAAACTCTCAAAAAGCCTATAGAAACAAGTTGTTAATAGCTATTTCTACAGCTGGTGATATTCCTAATGGATTCTTAGCGATGCGCTTAGAATATTGTAAAAAAGTTCTTAATGGGACCATTACAGATGATGAGTATTTCATTTTTATATGTAAGGCAGACCAAGATGATAAAGGTAATGTAGTAGATTACACTGATCCAAAAATTTTAGAAATGGCAAATCCATCGTGTGGAGTATCTGTTTCTATTGAAGATTTAATGAGGGATGCAGAAGTAGCTATGAATGATCCTCAAACTAGAGGGGAGTTCTTTAATAAGACCCTTAACATCTTCACATCATCATTAAAAGCTTATTTCGATATAAACGAATTCAAAAATTCAGATAAGCAGTTTAATTGGACACTTGAAGAACTTGTGAAATTAAAAATTGATTGGTACGGTGGCGCAGACTTATCAAAGCTCCACGATTTAACTGCAGCAGCATTATATGGTCGTTATAACTACAAAGGAAAAGAAATTGATATTGTTATCACACATGCCTTTTTCCCAATTATCACTGCGTATAAAAAAGCAGAGGATGATGGGATTCCATTATTCGGATGGCAAGATGATGGTGTTTTAACGATGAGTAATACAGCCACAGTACATTATGATGACATCATTAATTGGTTTAAAGAAATGAAGAAAAAAGGATTCAAGATTAAGAAAGTTGGGTTTGATAAGAAATTTGGCCGAGAGTTCTTTTTAGGAATGAAAAAGGCAGGTTTCAAAATAGTAGATCAACCTCAATATTTCTATAAAAAATCAGAAGGTTTCAGACGTATTGAAGTAAAAGCAAAGAATGAAGCATTATATTATGTTCACAATCAAGCGTTTGAGTATTGCGTGCAAAACGTTAGAGCCATCGAGAAAACAGATGACATGATCCAATATGAAAAGATAGATGGTGATGGTGGAACACAACGTATCGATTTATTCGATGCTGCGGTATTTGGAGCAGTACAAATGCTAGAGGATTTGACCAAAGCTTCAAGTGCAGGTCAATGGCTCGAAAGCTAGAGGGAGGTGATTTATTTATGAGATTCTTCAGCAGAAAGAAACAACGATCTGCTACAACTTCCATACCGATTTCATTTGGTGATGTAGACACAGTTGGTTATGTTAAATTATCTGAACATCCTGATGTCGTGATTGCGGTAAATAAAATTGCAGATTTGGTTTCCAACATGACCATCCATCTAATGGAAAATACAGAGCATGGAGATAAACGAGTTCGAAATCATTTATCTAGGAAGATTGACATCGAGCCACACAGTAATATGACCCGAAAAGGTTGGTTATACAAAATTGTTCGTGACCTATTACTTGAAGGTGATGGCAATTCTGTTGTTCATATAGGTATTGATACAGATACAGGATTGATTTCTGATTTAACTCCGTTTCAAATGCAAATGGTCACATATGAAGATAAAGAAAGTAACTACATCATCAATTATAATGGCAACACGTACAAGCCTGATGAGGGAATTCATTTTGTGATGAATCCAGACCCAAATTATCCGTACAAAGGAAAAGGTTATCGGTTGGCATTGAGAGATGTTGTTAAAAATTTAGCACAGGCTAATAAAACGAAAAATAGTTTTATGAGTGGTAAGTATATGCCTTCGCTAATTCTAGCTGTTGATGCAATGACAGATGAAATGGCTACAAAAGAAGGTCGCGACAACATCCTAAAAAAGTATGTAGACGAAACAGAGGGTGGAAAACCGTGGGTAGTGCCAGCTGATTTAATTAATGTACATCAAGTAAAGCCGTTGTCATTGAATGACATTGCTATAAATGAAGGCGTTGAACTAGATAAGAAAACTGTAGCCGGACTATTAGATGTCCCGGCTTTTTTCTTAGGTGTTGGGGAATTCAGCAAAGATACTTACAACAACTTCATAAACACGCGTATTTATTCCATTGGCCAAACTATTGCTCAAACATTGACGCGGGATTTACTTTATAACCCGAACTGGTTTTTCCGATTAAATCCTCGAAGTCTATTCAGCTACAACTTAGATGAAATGGTATCGGCTGGAACGCAAATGGTTGACCGAAACGCGATGCGACGAAATGAGTTACGTGACTGGGTAGGACTAGACCCAGATGCAGAAATGCAGGAACTCATTATTCTAGAGAACTATATTCCAGCAACAATGATTGGTAGCCAAAACAAACTGAAGGGTGGTGAGAACGATGAATAAACGGCACATGCACTTTACATCAGAGCTAAAGACACGATCAACTGAAGATGAAAGTGAAGCATATATCGAAGGTTACTTCGTAGTGTTTAATCAAGAAACTGAATTGTGGCCGGGTGCGTATGAAGAAATTGCACCAGAAGCATTTAATCGATCATTGAATGTTGAAAAGGTCGATGTCGTTGCGTTAGATAATCACGACACACGCATTATCTTAGGAAGTATTGGTAGTTCAACATTAGAGCTTTCAATTGATTCGCACGGATTGTATGGTCGCGTAAAAGTGGATTTAGAAGATCCATTTGCGAAATCTGCATATCGAAAAGTACAAACTGGCAAAGTGAGAGGGTGCTCGTTCGGTTTTTATCCAATAACGGAGGAAATGACGGAACGCGAAGATGGCACAATGAAGTGGGTAGTAAAGGATGCTGATTTATTAGAGGTTTCAATAACAGCATTCCCAGCATATCCACAAACGGAAGTTGCAGCGCGAAAAAAAGATGTTGAAAAGATGAAAATGCAAAAGATTGAACAACGAAAAAAACGACTAAAGGAGCGATTATCCAATGGCTAATCCAGTATTAATCGGCGCAAAGCTGAATATGAAACGTTCTTCTTTATTAAAAGTAGAAGGTAAAATCGCTGAATTACTTGCAAAGCGAAGTGAGCTAGAAGGTGCAATTGACGGTGTTAAAACAGAGGAAGATTTAACAGCAATTGAAGGTCAAGTAACTGAAAATGATGCAGCTATCGAAGATGCTGAAAGCGAAAAAACTTTACTTGAAGAAGAAATCGCTGAATTAGAAGGGGAATTACAGCGTTCAAATCAAAAAAAACCAAAAACAGGAGGTAAACGCAACATGCCAAACCAAATTGAAACACGCGAAGCAATTAATGAATTTGTACGATCAAAGGGCGTGATGCAAGAACGAGCAGGATTTACATCAGTAGAAGGTGGGGCTCTAATTCCAGAAGAATTGCTCACACCGCAATTAGCACCTGAAGATGTGATTGACTTATCTAAATTAGTAAATGTGGCAAAAGTGAACAGTGGTGCTGGTAAGTATCCAGTAATCAAAAAATCAGGAAGCAAAATGGTATCTGTTGCAGAACTTGAAGAAAATCCTGAATTAGCAAAACCATCAATTACTAAAGTGAATTATGATATTGATACGTACCGCGGCTACATACCGGTATCGCAAGAGGTAATAGATGATGCTGATTATGATGTAACAGGGTTAATAGCTGATGAAATTCAAGACCAAGAACTAAATACTAAAAATGCAGCTATTGCTACAGTGTTAAAAACAGCGACAGCAAAGGCTGTAACAGGCTTTGACGGTTTAAAGAAAGTTTTCAACAAGGATTTAAAACGTGCATATGCAAATAATGCAAAAGCTGTAGTTTCAGCTTCACTTTATAATGAATTAGACACAACAAAAGATAACAACGGACGTTATTTATTACAAGATGATGTCACGGTTGCTTCAGGGAAAAAATTATTTGGTCGTGAAGTCGTGGTGTTAGATGATACTGTAATTGGTTCAGCTGATGGGGACTTAGTAGGGTTTGTAGGAGATACAAAATCCTTTGCTACTTTATTTGACCGCAAACAGGTTTCGGTAAAATGGGTTGATAATGATGTGTATGGTCAACTATTAGCTGGATTTGTTCGATTCGATGTTGAAAAAGTAGACACTGACGCTGGCTTCTATATTACTTATACAGCTGATGTTGTAGCAGGTGCTTAAAAATCAGAAAGGATGATGCCGAATGGCGAAATACATCGTAATTCACAAATTCCGTGATTTACAGGATGGCGATCATATCTACAATGTGGATAATAAATATCCACGAAAAGGTCGAAGTAAAAAAGAGCGTATTGATGAATTGATGTCGCATGAAAATAAAATCGGTGTGCCGTTAATTGCAGAAGTTGGTGAGGAAAATGAATGAAGCGTTACTTGTAACATGCTTACAACTTTTCAAAATGGATATAGGTATTACGCACAATTTGCGCGATGCCTTTTTTTCTAACTTGATAGAGTCGTCGTATTCAGAATTAAAGGGAATGGGTGTCGATTTTAACTCTATAACATCAACAGCGGAGGACGCACAACTTATCGTTGATTATTCGTCATGGATGTACCGTAAACGCCAAGAAGATGTAGGACTACCACGACGATTACGCTTCAAGATTAATAATCGTATCATTTCAAAGGCTGGTGCAAGTGATGCCAAGTCTTAAACACACTATAGGTAATGGTCAACACATATCTAAAGACGATGTGTGTTTTTTAATGTCTTCTACTCTTATCGTTGATGAATTGCTACAAGAAACTGAAATCACTTTGCCTGAGTTAGTATATTGTGCACCTATAAGTATTGGTCAACGTGAATTTTCAGTTGCAGCACAAGTAGGATTAAAGGCACAGCTAACTTTGATTATTGACCATGATGAATATGATGGTGAAAAGGTTGTTGAATACAACCGTATGAAGTATTCAGTCTATCGGACGTTTGTACGTGGTGATGGTGATATTGAGCTGTATTGCGAGGTGCGTAAAGGTGTCAATTGATATAGGTTCAGTAGCTGCCGAAATTAATCGTACTCTAGCAAACTATGCTCATGGTGTAGGCGAAGAGATAGATATGGTTGCTGAAAAAGTTGCTAAAAAAGGTGCGCAAAGACTAAAATCTCTATCGCCTATTGGTGCAAGAAATCATTACGCAAAAGGTTGGCGAGCAAAGAAGGTAGGAAATCGTTGGGTCGTCCACAATACTGAGTATCAACTTACTCATTTACTTGAAAAAGGACATGCAAAGGTTGGCGGAGGTCGTGTTCCGGCTAAAGTGCATATAGCACCAGTTGAAGAGGATATGATTGATGAATTTATCAGAGGTGTAGAGGAGGCGATACGAGGATGACGCTTGCTGAACTAGCTCAAAAATTAAAAGCGCTTGGTTATCCAGTTGCTTATTCGCATTTTAAATCAGCGCAAGCGCCTCCCTTCATATGCTACTTAGTTGTGGATGGCAATACATTCAGTGCTGATAATACAGTTTTATCTAAATCTACTTATGTAGATATTGAGTTGTATGTAGCCAATAAAGATTTGGCTGCAGAGAAAAAAATCGAAGATATGTTAAAAGAAAATGAACTCCCTTGGTCTTACGATGAAATATTCATCAAAGACGAGGGAGTTTTTAAATGCACATATTCAATTACTTTAATTAATTAAAAGGAGCGATTAACACTATGAAAGAAAACAAATACCAAATGTTAATGCCATTAGATATTCAAATGTTTGCAGAAAATAAAGTACGTTACGGTTTAAAGAATGTTCATTATGCAGTTGCAACAGAAGATGCAGATGGAAAATTAAAATATGAAAAACCTGAAAGATATCCTGGAGCAGTTTCATTAAGCTTGGATCCACGAGGTGAAACATCAGAGTTCTATGCAGACGATCGTGTTTTTTATGCAACATCAGTAAATAACGGATATGAGGGAACATACGAAGCTGCTGAACTACCTTTGAAATTCCGTACAGATGTATTGGGAGATGAGTTAGACGAAAAGTCAGGTGTACTTACAGAAACAGCAAATTCAAAACAGAAAACAGTCGCTTTAATGTTTGAATTTGATGGAGATGTTAAGGCAACGCGTCATGTATTGTATAACGTTACTGTAAGCCGTCCAGGACATTCTGGAGAGACAAAAACAGAGTCAACAGAGCCAACTACACAAGAATTATCATTCATTGCAGGACCAACTGTTGATGGTATTGTTAAACGTGCTACAACAGGAACTACGCCACCTGAAATTTATGATGCGTGGTATGAAAGCGTATTTGAACCGACTGAAACTATACCTGGTGCTTAATATAAATTATGGAGGGCAAGTAGATGGAAATTACATTAACTATTGATGATAAACCAGTTAAATTTAAATCAAGTGGTGCTGTAACTAAACGTTACAAAATGCAGTTTCAGCGCGACTTCTTTGCAGATATAGCAACTTTAGGAATTACAATGGCGAAGGAAGATATTAAATCAACAGAAAACGAAAAATCAATGGAGTTCATGCGTAAAATCGATTTTGATTTATTCTTAGATATCGCATGGGTGTTTGCAAAAACAGCAGATAAAACAATTCCTGATCCATTAACTTGGCTGGATGGATTTGAGACATTCCCTATCATTGAAATATTGCCAGAGTTGCAAGATTTAATTGCACTTACAATTAGTTCTAAAAAAAAATAGATAACAATGGTACGTCCACAGGAGAGCCTATCTCCACGGAGACGTACCTTTATTTATGCAAAGAATGCGGATTAACACATGAAGATTTAGAAACGATGACCATTGGTATGACGCTTGATTTTATTGATGAATACTTAGAAAAGAAAAATCCAAACAAAAAAGAAAAGAAAACTGTTCGTAAAGCATCACAAGCAGATTTCGACTCATTCTAGCACTTGCCTTTTGGCAGGTGTTTTTATTTGTCCAAAAAGGTAGGTGGAATGAATGTCAAATAGTCGAATCAAAGGAATTACAATCGAGCTTAATGGTGATACAACCGGATTAACTGATGCTCTAAAGGATGTAAATAAAGAAAGTAGTAAAGTTACTAGCGAGTTAAAAGCGGTCGAACGAGGGTTAAAATTTGATCCAGGAAGCACTGAACTAATCGCACAGAAACAGCAGCATCTATCCGAGCAAATACAAAATACAAGTAAGAAATTAGATGTACTAAAAACTGCTCAATCACAAGTGGAAGAACAATTCCGTAATGGTGATATAGGTGCAGATCAATATAGAGCATTCAATCGTGAGTTGGCAACTACAGAAGCGCAACTTAAATCATACGATACAAAGTTATCGAGTGTAGTAGCAGACCAAACTAAATTATCTTCAAGTACAAGTGAACTTAAAACATTCTTCCAAGCAACTGGTACAGAAGTAGATAAATTCACAGATGTATTAGGAAGTCGTTTAACAAATTCTATTCGTGAAGGTACGGCTAGTGCAGACCAAATAGGTAAAGCATTAGAAGTAATGGGTAAGAAAGCATTAGGTTCTAGTGCTGATATTGATCGTATGCGTAATTCATTGCGTAATGCTGATGCAGGAGCATCCCTAAAAACTATCCAAAAGGATTTAGCAGACATAGCTAAGGACGCAGATAAAGCAGGAGATTCTGTAAATGGTTTTGGTGACAAACTAAAAAGTGTTGCCGCAGGTTTAGTTACAGGCGGTGGACTAGCTGCTGCGATTCACGAAGCGTTAGAAGTATCCAGTTTAAATACTAAAATCGATATCTCTATGAATCTCAATGAAGCAGATACGAAAGCAGTACGTGCATCGATTATGGAAACAACTGCAATGATTGGCGATGAAGAAGCTGCATATGAGGGCATACGTAGACAAATGACCCTTAATAAAGATGCATCTATGCAAACTAACCAAGAGATAATTAAAGGTGCAGCAATGATTTCAAGTGCTTATAAAGAGGTTGATTTTAAAGAGTTAATCCAAGAATCATTTGAAATCGGTAAAGAATTAAAAGTATCTCAAAAAGAAGCATTAGCTTTAACAAACCAATTATTAAGTGTTGGATTCCCACCTGAACAATTAGATATTATTGCTGAATATGGTGGTCAACTTCAAAGAGCGGGTTTTGATGCAAAGCAAGTGCAAGGAATTATGGCAGCGGGCGTAGAAACCGGAACTTGGAATATTGATAGTCTCTTAGATGGTCTCAAGGAAGGTCGTATTAAAGCGGCTGAATTTGGTCAAGGTGTAGACAAATCCATGAAGGAAGCATTACAAGGTACTAACATTTCAGCAAAAGCTTTAGAAAAATGGGGAGTGTCAGTTGCCAAAGGTGGTAAAGAAGGCAATGAAGCATTCCAAGATATGACTAAAGCGTTAATGTCTATCGAAGACGAGACTAAACGTAATGAAATCGGAGTCAAGCTTTTTGGGACTATGTGGGAAGACCAAGGAGAAAATATTGCAGCGACTATTCTAAATATGAATAAACATATGAAGACTACAGCAGAGATGCAAGGCAAAATCACCGAAGATACCGAAAAGATGAATGCCGACCCTGCTTATAGATTAGCAGAAGCTATGAATAAAATTAAACAATCATTAGCGCCAGTTTTAGCAGATTTAGCAGAAGTAGTAGCCTCTATTGCTGACTGGGTAGCCGAGAATCCTAAATTAACAGCTACAATCGTGGGTATCGTTGCAGTATTAGGAACATTAGTGGGAGCATTCGCTGCTTTAATGCCGGCGATTGGTTCGTTTGTCGGACTCGTCGGTGGAGGAAGTGCTGCTGTTGGTATCCTTGGTTCTGCTTTGGCGGTTTTGACAGGACCGATTGGTTTAACTGTAGCTGCTGTAGCTGCATTAGGAGTCGGTATATATGCTGTGACTAAAGAGTTAAGTAATTCATCTATCGAAGTAGAATCATGGAAAGATAAGGTGTCGGAAGGTACAGCTAAGGCAGTTGGAAGTTTCATGGATTTATCAGAGCAAGCTACTTTATCACTCAATCAATTAGCTTGGTCAGGTGCAACAGTCACGCAAGAAATGGCTACAAATATCATCGGTATTTATAGTCAAATGGGACAGCAAGTATTAACCGAAATGCAAAGTGATCATGCTGAACAACTTGCAACTATGCAATCACACTTCGCTAATTCGTCGGCTTTAACAGAGCAAGAAGAACAGCAAATCTTAGCTAACATGCAGACCAAACAAGCCGAAAAAGAGCAACAAATAGCAGATGGTCAGGCTCGTATTGCTGAAATATTAAATACTGCAAAAGAGCAAAAGAGAAGCATCACTGAAGCAGAGCAATCAGAAATTAATACTATTCAAGAAAGCATGAAAAATAATGCTATTAGGTATATGACAGAAAATGAACTTGAACAAAAAGTTATTTTTGAGAATCTTAAGAATGAAGCTTCAAAGATTACTGCAGAACAAGCTGCTGAAGTAGTTCAAAATTCAAAAAAACAAAAAGATGAGGTTGTAAAAGAAGCAAATGAGCAATACGACAAGACAGTTGCAGAAATTGTAAAGCAACGAGATGAAATGGGTACAATTAGTGCTGATCAAGCTACAAAATTAATAGAAGAAGCTAAAAAACAACGTGACGAGACAGTAAAAAATGCGCAAGATATGCACACAAAAGTAGTGGGCGAAGCCAAAACTCAAGCTGGTGAGCATGTTGAACAGGTTAACTGGGAAACTGGTGAAGTATTATCTAAGTGGGAAGTTTTTAAAAATAACGCAACCAAAAAATGGGGCGAAATAAAAGATAGTGCCTCTAAAAAATGGAGCGAAATAAAAGCAGATACTATTTCTGCTTGGGAAGAAATAAAGGCTTGGCCAGGTAAAAAGATTGAAGAAATGAAATCGGCTGTTGAGAAGAAGATGGGCGAAGTCAAAACCAAAATAGAATTAAAGTGGAAAGAAGCAGAATCATTTTTATCGGGGATAAACCTTATTCAAATAGGTAAAGACATTGTTAATGGACTGATTCAAGGTATAGGCGATATGTTCAATGGTGTTAAAAGAAAAGTTGAAGAATTAGCTGGCCTTATTCCAGAATGGGCGAAGAAGATTTTAGGTATTCATTCTCCGTCACGTGTCATGAAACAAATTGGCTTGTGGACAGGGGAAGGTTTAGTTATCGGTTTAGATCAATCAAGTCCTCGAGTTAATAAAGCGATGGAGGACATCGGTAATGGTATTCTTGATGTTTCTAAAAAATATCAGGAAGAATATACGAATTTGCTAGATGAATATAACAGGAAAAACGAAGATAAAAACGATAAGACTCTTGAAAAAATCTATAAAATCCAAAATAACGCTGCTAAAAAGAAGCGAAAATTAACTCAACAAGAACTTCAAGAAATTGCTTTACTAGAGGCTTCTTACAAAGATTCGAAAATGAAATCAGAAATAGATTTTCAGAAAAAATATAAAGCACTTGTAGAAAAATCCGAAAAAGAATATCTGGAAGTAATCAAAAGTTATGTAGCTGATAAAAAATCATTAGATGAAATGTCTTTATTAGATGAGGCAGCCGTTTGGGAGCAATCCATTGAAATGTTTGTGGAAGGCTCAAAAGAACGTATCCTAGCTCAAAAGGAATATCAAAAAGCTGTAGATGCAGTTAATAAAGAAATCCTAGCTATTAATAAAGACTACCAATCTCAAATGCAAAAAATTAACGAAGATTTAATTAAACAAGAAAACGATTTAAACAAAGCTTATGATGATGCATTCTCTAAACGTCAATCAAAATTAATGTCTTACGCTGGGTTGTTTGATGAGTTTAAAGTTGAGATTAAAAATAGTGGTTCTGAGTTGCTAAGTAATTTACAGTCACAAGTGGATGGCTTTAAGTTATGGCAAGATGAATTTGCAAAACTATCTTCACGTAATATAGATGCTGATTTATTAGCGGAATTAAGCGATTTAGGAGTTAAGGCTTTGCCAGAGCTTATGGCGCTTAATCAACTTACAGACGAACAATTGACTCAATATAGTTCTCTTTATCAAGAAAAATCTGCATTAGCCAGACAGCAAACCGAAAAAGAGTTAGCAGGTATGAGAGAAGATACGGACAAGCAAATCCTAGCACTACGTGAAACAGCAGCAAAACAACTTGATAAGTTAAAAACTGAATGGAGTTTGAAAATTAAGGAACTCACAAGTAACACATCAAGTGAGTTGTCCTCACTTCAACAAATCGGTGTAGACGCTGGACAAGGGCTATTGAATGGTTTAGCAAGCATGGAAGGACCATTGATTTCAAAAGCCCAACAAATTGCTAATGCCATTTCAAGTACTATTCAGCAAGAATTAGATATTCATAGTCCATCGAGAGTTATGAAAGGCTTTGGTATCAATATTGGCCAAGGCTTAATAGTTGGTATGGACGATATGATCCAAAAGGTTGCTCAATCTTCACAACGGTTATCTGATGCTGTGAGCAATGTACATGGATCACTTGCTAGTAATCGTGCCAAATCACAGGCGAATGCTAACTCTATTTCAACTTCTACAACTACTATAGACAACCGTAAAACATTTGCTCCAGTGATTCATAATCATGGAGGAGCGAATGACAATAGTAGAGCATCGGAAAAAATACTAAAACGATTAGCGTTCCAATTGAATTATTAGGAGGTGGCGACTTGATTGTAAAATCATTAAAGGCGACTAATCGTAATGGCGACTCGATTACTTTCGGTCGTCATTTTCGTTTAATTGAGGGCTTCGATCTAAGTAATTTAACAGCAGCCGTTAATTATTCGTCTTCCACAATGGATGGAGCTACTTATCAAAATACTCGTTTGGATGTGCGTGATTTTGATTTAGCATTTTTCATCTATAACGATTATCAAGATAAATGGTGGGTGGAAGAAAGGCGTAGGGAATTATTCAAGGTTTTCAATCCAAAACAAAATCCTATCCGGTTAGATTTTGAAACAAAAGGTGGAGAGTCCTACTATCTAAATGCTAATGCAGAAGGTACTCCTAGCCTTCCACAAGGATTTGAAAATAACAATTCTAGGTGGCAAAAAGGATTGATTCAATTTACTTGTGATGATCCTTTTATTTATTCAGCAACATCAACAGTTGTAGAAGTTGCGTCATGGATACCTTCATTTGAGTTTCCTCTTGAGATTGTGGAGGGCGGTATTGAAATGGGCTATCGTAATCCATCTTTAATAAAGAATGTGAAAAACGAAGGTGATAATGAAACAGGGATGATTATCGAGTTTAAAGCCCAAGCAAGCTTATCGAAACCGTCCTTAATAAACGTGAATACCTACGAAACTTTTAAACTCAACACGGATATGATTGGTGGAGATGTTATAAGAGTCAATACAAATAAAGGTCAACTCTCCGTTGTGTTGATCCGGAACAATGTTCAAACAGATTTTTTTAATAAGGTTGACCGACTTTCTAAATTCTTGAAGTTAGCACCAGGAGATAATCTTTTTCGTTACGATGCTGCATCGGGTATCGACAATTTAGAAGTTCGTATGGAATATCGAGATCGCTTTGTGGGAGTGTGATGTTATGCAAGATATTGAATTATATATATATGATATTGATTTTAATCGGCTAGCTATAATCGACGTGTACGAAGAAGTGGAGTTTCAGTCGAAATATAACGGTCACTCCATTTGTATTTTATCTGTGGAGGGCAATAGGAAAAATGCTGAATTGCTACTTGTTAATGAAGATGAATTATCAAGGGAGCTTCGTATCATAGTTCGCTCTGATGATTTAAATAGAGGCTATGTCATTGAGACTGTTCAATTCGAAGATGAAGATAAAACGGTAATTGGAGTAATTGCATATTCGCTTAGTATCATGACAAGTTGGCGATGGATTATAGGTCAGCAGCGTTTCCAAGGGAAAATAGAAGATGTACTTAAAGGCTTTGTACGTGCTAATTGTATTAATACTAATAGTCCATCTCGTATTATTCCGAATTTGGTGTTAGGCGTAAATGAGGGAATAAATATTTTAGCAGATGAATCGTACACTCATAAGGAATTAGATATAGCCCTTTGGGAGATGTGCGAAAAGAATGAAGTGTCATTCGAAATATTAATGAATCATGACGCTAAGAAATATGTATTTAGCACTTTTAAGGGTGTTGATCGTAGCGCTGAACAAGAAGTAAATCCTCATATCACATTTACTAAGGAATTCGAAAACGTCATATCTCAGTCCTACACAGACGATAAAAGTAATTATAAATCGACTGCTTATGTAGCTGGTGAGGGTGAAGACATCGACCGAACAATTATAGAAGTTGGAGAGACTTTCAGCGGATTTAACCGTAGGGAAGTCTTTTTTGATGCTCGTGATTTGCAAAGTGAATATAAAGATGGCGATACAACTGTAACCATTCCACAGAATGAATATATCGACTTGCTAAAAGAACGAGGGAACAACCGTAAACAAGATTATCAACGTATTCGTACATTTGAAAGTGAAGCGAATCTTTATTCACAATTCAAGCTTAACAGGGATTATTTTCTTGGTGATGTTGTTACGAACAGAAATGATGAATTAGGTATTTTGATGCATCAGCGAATAGTTGCAGTAAATGAAAAATTTAATCGTGAGGGGTATACGTTGAATTTGGAGTATGGAACAGCAATCCCAACACTACTAGACAAAATAAAAAGGGAGGTTAAATAGTGGCTATTACAAGTGGTTTATTTAACTCAATTAATGGTGATCGCAGATATGATGCAAAATGGTTTGCTCAGTATTTTGCTACGTTCATTGGTAATGGCGTATTTCCTAATCCATCTACAGGATTACAAGTAATTGCAAATTCAAACATGACCACATCAGTAAAGATGGGTAAAGGATGGATTAACGGTTACTTTATAGTCAATGATGGAGATTATGTTTTACGACATGACAATGCAGATGGTGTATTAAAGCGTATCGATCGAGTGGTAATGAAACTTAATCATGTTAAAAGAGAAATAGAGGTTTTAATTAAGAAAGGAGGATTTGCGAGTAGCCCTGTAGCTCCTTCATTACAAAGAGATGCTGACGCATATGAGTTAGCTTTAGCAGATGTATTAATTACAAATGGAGCAACTCAAATAACGCAGGCAAACATTACTGACCAAAGGCTAAATACATCACTATGTGGTATCGTACACGGAACAGTAAATCAAGTAGATACAACTACAATATTTAATCAATACATGGCTTGGCTTGACGAGACTAAATCTGGAGTATCTGAAGACATGCTTCGTTGGAAAGAGCAATATACTAAAGACTTCGAAGAATGGTTCGAATCAATTAAAGACATTTATGAAGGCGATGTAGTTGCGAACTTAGCGGCGCGTTTAACTTTGCTAGAGAATGAACATAAGGGACATGTTGATGATCGTCTTGCGCATAACATTTATGGGGTTGCCACCGGTGTAAACACTCTAACATTAAATCTTACACCCCCAATTACTGAATACAAGGAGGGGCTCACTATACGATTCAAAAACACGAGCGCAAATACCTCCACAGGAGCATCCTTAAATGTTAACGGATTGGGGGCCAAAGCGATTAGAAAGAATGGCGACATCGGAGCACCAGCGCCTGGCGCATTGAAAGCTGGTGCCGTATACACAGTAATGTATGTTGGTAATTCTTTTTTCTTATTGGATGAAGGGGGTGAGTATGGTACTGCAGTAGTTGGAGATGTTCGTAAAGGAAAGACTATTGGAACACAAGACGGTATTAAAACTGGTACACTAGATTTAGCAAACTTGATACCGGGTAACATTCGTAGTGGAATCGTTATAGATGGTGTAACAGGAAATCTCGGAACAATAAATGCTGGTGAAAACCAAATTTTACCTTGGGAGTACAGCTATGTTCCTCGATCTGATGGTTCGAGGCTAACATCATGGACGCTATCAAGGTATGGTACTCAAATCGAAAAATCTGGGAGATACAGAGTTAGGTGGTCAATGAGTAAATTAGGGTCACCATCAGGTGGAGTATATTTGACTGTATATTGTAAATTATACAAAAACAATGTGGAAATACCAGGAACTCTGAACCAAATAACATCTGACACAACAACAAATACAATGCAATATTGGATGGATATGGACCTTATAGCTGGTGATGTTTTACGTATTGGAGCATTAACACCTGATGACAGTAGACCATACGTATATACAATGATAGATGGATTATACACTGATTTTAAAGTAACTAATATTGTCGTTGGATAATAGAAAAACGAAAGGGTGATATCTAATGTTCTATTTAGAATATGAAAAATCTACAGGGTTGGTAGTTAAAATCCACGAGGAAGAACCTACCGACGTTAAAGCTGAGCACGCCGTTGCTACAAGTGATTCTGACACATTATCGCTTGGTATGGAGGTTGAATTCGTAATCTCCGTAACCGCAATTGGCGACGATGGAAAAGTTACAGGTCTAAGCACGATTAAACAACTAGTTCCAGCGTATCAATTACTTAAGAAAATCGACAACTTAGAAAAAGAGAACGATGATCTTAAAAGTAGTCTTGCAGATTTATGGGAAACAATCCTTGTAGGAGGTAACGCTTAATGGAGACAGTATTCGCACCAAAATTAAGAGGTTATATATTTTTGATTGAAATGAAACGCATTACAGTTGAAGATGTACCTGCACCATACAAACAAGCAAT